CTTTCGTTCGATTAGAATTAGATGTATTAATCGCATCTACATCTTCCCCTTCCTGGTGACGAATCAGGTCAAGGTAGTTGTCATCATGACAATAAGAAAGAAGATTACTACTCGGACATAGTGCTCCAAACTGCCGGCGCGAGAGAGTCTAATTCAAGAGTTAACGCTTGTTTATTCGAGCGTCGCTCTTTATCAGACATCTCAAGCAGTTGTTCAGTTAAAAGGTCATAATAGAATGCAAATTGGCCATCATTCGGTTCATACTCGTCATTGTATATTAAACGATAACGAATTGATCCTGAATAATCACCAATGAGCATCACTAGATGAGCATAGGATTCTGCAATTTCGGCAGCTGTACCTTTAGTCAAGTGCGGTTCCTGTTCATCAGGAGCCAGCATTCGGCCTAACTCGGTCATCGGACCGGTGATTAAAGATTCACCGATCGCCCGATCGATAGGGTTAGCAAAGGTTGTGCTTGCCAGGAAATGCAGGATTGGCCGATTAACATCAGTTAACTCGGGCACTCCTACTTTTGCTGAACGATGCAGACTTGGAATTATCGATACTGGGAAATAATCACTTGGAGGATTCTCCACGATTTTATCTCCCAGCCGACGACCGAAGTTCTGCACAGTTTGTTCGCAAACTCCTAGCAGACCTAACCAGTACTTACGTGCCGGTGAAGTCAGAAGCAATTTATCCGACCAATTTGAGGTCACCCGCAGCGGGTCTCCGTAAAGAGTTTTCCCTTTATCGAAAAGATAAGAGAAAGTTCTCCAAAACGGAGGTGCTTGGTCCCAACGGAATAACCGACCACTAGGGTTTACACCCTTAGTTATCGGATCTTCTGTAGGATAGAGCAGAGCCGCCACAAGGGCCCTCAATTCATCAGGAATGATTCCTCCTGACATCTTAGCAAAAGCACCGCTGGCGTATGATAACCGACCTACCGAACTTCTTACAACAGAAGTAAGGATAGACGGAATATTATCAATAAATCCACCACGTGCTACCAATTTCACAAGAGCATTCACTCGTTGCCCTAGAGAATTGATCATCAATTCATCTTTAAGGGAAAGGGGAGATAAGTTGTAACTCCCCCAACAAATCTGAGCCGCAAACGTGAACAAGGAATTACCTTGGACAGCGGTTTCCGGCAAAGAAATGAAACCTTTCTGATTAATTGGGATCTCATACTCAGAGCAAATTGAGCGATATGCCTCAGCTACTTCCGTCCCAGAAATTACAATATCATCACCCAACACTCGGTATCCCTGGTAAGGGAATTTACCGACTTGCATTGCTGCAAGTTGGACGAGTGCGTGGTGAGTAATGGCTAACATAGCCCAAGAGGATAAAGTTCCTATAGGTTGACCACGTCCATAACGAACGGGTTTTCCTGGAACTTTATAAGGAAGATCAAACTCCCGATCAACTATCAATAACTTCCAGAGACGAGCCTGTTCTGGTCCCAGCCAATAGGCTAAGACAGATTCAGACAAGACTACGGGAATGTTATCGGTAGCTGCTGACAGATCGAACGAATAAAGTGGAGTATTCGCATACTCGACTCGAAACGTATCGACTGCAGCATCCTGATCGAAAGTCCCATCAGTGGGAAGGGATTTGAGCAGCTGAAACAAGTGATCATGGAGAGAACGCAATGCACATTGAGTCCACCAATCGGTGATCGCAAAGACACGTGTTTTCCCTGCGGCCTCTTGTTTAAGAGCCAGTTTACCGAGCCGGAAGTGTTGACGTTTATAGATATGTGTAAGATCTCGAAAAGAGACCTCCTCTACTATCTCCGCCCATACCCGTTGCAGAGTAACTTGACCCGTGCCTTGAATAAAATTCAAGACATGGTTCACAGGAACACCTATCCAAGCCTTCAAGTCCGCAGCCGCCGATAATGGTGCTACGTGATAATTAGCCCCTGTCTTAACCGAAAAAGGTGAGGTTTCTGGATTTAAATCCGGAAAACGAACCTTCACTCCAAAAGATTCAATCCATCTTGTAAAAGACGGAATGGAACTTGTAAAGTGACTAATTGGTTTCGAGAAAGGACTATTAACAATAGTATCAAACGACGGTGTCTTCCATTCAGCCTGGATTGCTCGATAAGAGTATAACAGCGATGTGACAAAGCGAATAGTAGGGATGTTACCATCCCGAATAGCTTGTCGCACCCGATAAGGGATAAAAGAAGGAAGACCATGTGATAACTGAACCGGAAACCCTAGGTGCCGCGTGTCTAAGACACGTTGGCCCCCAAGGTATCCCCAGATAACATGTAAAGCCACCTTCATGCGAAGGATAGCTGATAATGTTCCCTGGGACCGGGCAATAAGAGAAATATGTCGCGAGATCTGTAATAGAGAAAATCGAAGAGACAAAGATGACAGTTGGAATCCTATCCGGACAAAGAGGAGTGATCCCCAATGTCTTAGGATAAGTAGGAGATTTCTCTCCGAACCGACCAGTAATCCCGTTTCCCGATCGCTACTTAATGGTATACGCCACCGGCTAAACCAGCCAGTAGCCTTTTGAACAAGAGTTTTCACTCTTGTCAAAGGATCAACATCGAGGAAGTCTCTAACGAAGCTTTTCAGATCTTCGGTAGTTATCCGATCGATATCTAACCCATACACATTACGTAACGCAACTTCGGATACCCCTAATTCTTCATAGAATGAAGGACTCCGATGGCCGACGTATGATGGATTATGCATGTCAGATTGTGATCCAGGAATTGAGCGAGAATTCTCAACCCTTGAACCTTTTCCGGTTTTATC